CTTGGGTAGCGTCAGCAGGTAAAGCTCCGATCTCGCCACGCGCCATTTTATCCTGAATTCCGAATTTAAAGAAAGCTCATGTTGAATCCTAGCTATATCCATCTCTATGGTATTCAGTCGGTTAACAATCACACTGTAGCCCCAAACACACGTCCCGACCAGGGCAATTACCTTCGCGGCGAATGCTAGCTGGACTTTAGCGGATGCGTTTGCGTTTATCTCTTTCATCTCATGGACTTCTTACTGAGGCTTATATTACCATTTACGACAAGACCAGTAACCTGCTGATAACTTTGATTTCTTTTGATCGCACTTATGTCTAGCTCTGAAAGATTTTCTAGCTTTAGGATTGGACTTTCTAATCTTCATGTTAGCGTCCCCGAATCTTATGGTCTTTGTCTTAGTGCCTTCTTTAGCACATACAACAAACTTTTTCTTACCGTGTCCAGGTTCTCCTTTGCGTATTCTTCTGGGTTTATTAATAGCTAAACCCTTACGCTTACATCCTGTAACTACTTTCTTTTTCTCAGCCATTACTTCTTTTTAAACCCACCCTTCATATTAGCGTATGACTGAGGTGATATTGTAGATTTGCTTTTGCTACGGCTAATGCCTAGCTTTCTTCTTCTGTTTATATTTGCGTATAGTCCTTTTTTCATTTCTTCATTAACATCTCCATCATTCTATCTAGTTTACCGTTAATCTCTTTAACTGTTATTTCAAGACCACTCATTCTATTCTCCACAGCAGTGTCTCGTTCTCTTTGGGTAGCTAGTTCTACTTCAATCTTAGTTAGACGCTCTTCATCTTTTTCTAAACGATCAGCAAACTTTTTTACTATCCAACCAAAGACACCAATTATAATCGCTAGTGCAGTGTCAAGAAAATGTGATATTGTTTCAGTCATTTAAAATACAATTCCTTTTACTACGATCCTCCAATTAGCTGAAGTAGGATTTCTGACTGTATTAACAAGCGATCTATCAACTATATTAAAAACAGTTCCAGCGACAGTATAATGCCTAAAACCTATAGTAGATGCATTAGCCCAAAAACTATACACTCCAACATTGTAAGTATACTCACTGGTGAACCTTATCTCATCTCCTACGGAATAACCGTACTCTGCTGTTTTACATCTAAGTATTAATTGGATTAAATCAGGAGCTTGTCCTAAACCGTGTGTCCAAGTTTCAGTTGTATTCGTTGCAGGGATAGATGTCTCTGAGCTAGTATAAACAGAAACACCACCAGTTCCATTACTAGCAGCTGTGACTAAGCCTTTAGCGTTAACTGTTATATCAGCGTTAGTAAAAGAGCCTACATTACTATTAACAGTAGCAAGTGTTAAAGCAGTAGAACCTGTAACATCACCTGTGTGTGTTTGGTTGTAAAGATTAGTAGAACCTTGTGTAAGTCCGTCTGTATTTGTTGGGTTTACTTCAGCACCAGCAGCAATTCCATCAAGCTTAGTCTTATCTTCATCTGTCATCGCTCCCCAAGCACTTGTAGTAGCAGCAGGGATAGAAGCGTCAGTACCTGTGTCACTAGCAACTATTAAAGAAGTACCGTCAGCTGTGGTTGAAAGATTAGTAGTACCTGCTCCACCTGACCCACTAGCAGCAGCTGTTATTCGTCCTTGTTGATCTACTGTTAAATTAGTGTTAGTGTAAGAACCAGGAGTAACAGCAGTGTGTGCAAGCTTATCAGCAGTAACAGCATCATCAGCTATTTTGTTTGTAGTGATAGCAGTGTCAGCAATGTTAACTGTATCTATAGGACCACCTGCTGTACCTGTAGCTAAAGTAGCAGCTATCTGAGCGTCTACATAAGTCTTTCTAGTAGCGTGGTTTCCGTCAGTAGGATCAGAGTTAGGCAATGTTAAAGCTCCGCTCATTGAATCACCACTCTTAGTAACTTGTAGTGCGTCTTGTCCGTCTACATAAGTCTTATTAGTAAGATCATTACCAGTACTAGGAACAGCAGAGGAAGTGACTTTATTAGCTCCCATGTCCAAGTTACCAGTCATCGTATCACCAGCAACATCAACAAAAGTAGTATCTGCGTAGTTCTTAGTTACAGCATCTTGAGGATCAACAGGATCAGCAACATCTACTATTCTTGCTTTATCACCGTCATAGTTACCAGCAGCATTCTTGGTCATTGTGTTCTTACCACTACCTTCTTCTATCTCTTCGTTAAGATATAAGTTGTGTAAGTAAGCACGGTCTAGTTCTACTTCAGTAAGTACACTACCGTTCTCAAAGTCTACAAGAGCAGTTTCAGATGCACTGTCTCTTTTAATTCTTATCCTAGCACCAGTCTCAGGAGCAGTAGTAAATCTGATAAGAGCAGAAGGAGATGTTATAATAGTGTAAGCTCCTGTAGAGACAGTATAAAACTTACCTCCTGGAGAACTGCCTGTTGAATCGTCTAATTGTACAACTACATGAGTGTCATCAAGATAAGGAAAAGAAAATGCAAAGTCTGTTTGACCTGCTCCAACTGTGTAGTCTACGTATGTATTAGCCATGGTAATCTATTATTAATTTGTTTGTGATAAAAGTTCAAGCACTTCTTGTTTGTTAACACCTTGCCTGTTAAGTTTTAAGGCACGATCTACATTGTTTATTTGTGTTGATACATCAGGAAATTCTTTTAACATTTCTCTTTTAGCTATCTTTCTGAAACGCTTTAATACTTTATTTATCTCTTGTACTCTAGGACTATCAACTCCTACTTCAGCAGAATAACCAGGAAGCCGTTGATATTGGGAAGAGTTTATTAATCGTTTTAAAGTTTGCCTTAAAGTTCGACCTCCTACTGTTACTGTTTGTAATAGATCAAGACTTCTATCGTAAGCTGTTCTTCCTCTGTTGTTAACAAAATCTAACAGGTTTACATTCCCTCCTGATATTTTAGGACTAGGTTGTCTGAACGCATATTGTAAATCTGCCATTTCCTGTAATATTGCATCGTCTTTTTCTTTTGAAGCTCCGATAGGATTCATAAATCCAATTGTGCCGTAATCAATTATTTTCTCTTCTCCCAATATGTTTCTTTTAGGATCAAGCATATCTCTACCTCCAGGAAGTTTTTTAAGTATAGCATCCGCAACATCCCTTACTTCCCTCATGGATTGCTTATCATAGTCTTGCATTTGAGAAAGTACATTAGGAACAAAAGAACTAACGTAGTTTCTACCTAATCTTTCTCCAAACCTGTCAGGGTCTTGAAACGCTTCGGCCCACAATTGAATACCAGCTAGGTATGATTTATTAGCTACATTTCTAGATAAAGCTGTTGCTAACGCAATCCCGACTTGCTCTACTCCTTCTTCGTTAGCTTCTTCATTTTCCTTCATCATCTCGCTCATATCAGCAACGATGCCTAGTATAGTAGCTATAGGGTCTAACTTCTTGTAATCGTAATATGTATCACCTATTTTTATACTGTAAGGTCTCCAACCTGTCTCTTCTAGTATCTTCTTTTGTTTTTCATCTTTAGGTCCACCTCCTGTAATAAGAGGTAAGGTGTTATTATTATTAAACACCATCTCGTAAAACAAACCTGTACCTGCAAACGCTGTTACAACTTTACCTCTCGCTGCTGCTTGAATTACAGGATCACTAGACTTTAAACCCTCCCTCATAGCTTCCGCTTCTGATCTCAACCCTGGTACATTCAATCTTTTATTACTTCCTGGGATTCTAAAAGAAGCACTTAAAGGAGACCTTTCTAAAGCAAAACTCAAAAGGTTTGAAGGAGTACGGACAAAAGGTAAAACAAATCTAGCAAACGCAAAGTTCTTAGTTAGGTTTTGTATCCCTTTTCCTAAAGTCCCTTCTTCTAACTCTCTAGTGTGTGTGAAGTATTTAGCTTCTTCTAAAGCATAAGCAGCAAGGTTAGAAGCATCTTCATCAAAGTTGTCATCAACATACTTCTTAATGTGAGCAGCTCTTTTCTTAGCAAACTTTTGACCTACTAAACCTAACTTATCTGCTTGTTTTGTAGCTTCTCTTATTAAAGCTTCTTCAGACATAACTTGCCCACTAACAGTCACTACTTTATTTAGTTTATCTTCAACATATTTAGCTATTCCTTTAGAGTCAGATATTCCTAAATTAATAGCTTCCATACCTGCCTTCAATCGAGCGGCTCTTCTAAAAGCTAGTTGTTTGAATAATTCATCTCCAGTCAACAAACCTCTAGCAGGTAGGTTAACTACTGTGCCTAATGTGTTTATGAAATTTCTGTCTATACTTTTACTACCTTTACCTAAAGGATCAAAATCAATAGACTCACCTATAGCTTGCCTAGATGTTTCCATTGTTCTACTGCCTACATCTAATACTTCTCTTCCTGTTACTATTGTTTTCCCAACAGCCGAAAGAGCTTCTCTCCATAACGCACTATCAGCCCAAGAAGCTAGAGCAGCTTTAGCTAACGGCATATTTCCACTAAGCACCGCACCTGCTGCCATCTCTGCTGTTCCTAGTAACTGACTTAAAGCATTACCTAGTAAGTTGACAGCTTGTGTTCGAGGTCCACTAAGGATGGAGTTAATCCAATATTCAGTGGTCATATCTAACAAGCTTTTTCCTTGTGCCTTTTTGGCTAACCCTAATACTTTTCTTATAGTAGCTTCAGGGTTATTAGGATCGTACATCTCTTTAATTAGTTTAACAGCTTTCTTAGGAGACATACCACCTGCTTGGTTGTTAAGAAATTCTCTTACAAGAGCAGTGTTTTGTAACTCGCTTTTCTCTAACCCTATCTTTCTAGATATAGGTTTCTTCTGTCTACGCATCGCAAGATTCTTAGAATCCTCAGAACCCATTTGTCTGTAGTAGTCGTATATCTCTACAAACTCGCTTAACTGATTTCTTAATGCTGCTTCTGATTGTAAGCTTTCTGTGTCGTCAAATTCTTTAACAGCTTTCATTAAGCGTTCGTTAGAACCTTTTAACAAGTCTTTGAATATCTCGCTTTCTACACGAATCTTTCTACGGTCTTTAATAGACTGAGCACCCATTTCAAATAAAGCTGCAAACTCTTCATCTAAATCATCAACAGATGCTTCATCAAACTTCTTTAACAACTCAGGATTCTTCTTGTACTTTTCTGTTAATATCTTATGAGCTGAGTCAATATCACCTACAACTTCTAATCTAGGTAGCGTAGGTTTTTCTCCTTTTAACACAGCGTTTGTCCATTGCTGCCACTCAGGGTCTGTCTCTATCTTCGCTCTACCTTCAGGTGCAAAATCAAACTCTTGTAACTTAGGTTTTAAATCTACGGTACTTAAGTCAGCATCTTTTAATCCGATAGCTTCTAGATCATAACCTTCTTCTTTTGCGTATTTTTTAAGATGCTTATCAATTTTTTTATTAACTCTATTTAAATAAAATTTTAAGTTATTTGCTTCTTCATACGCTTCTTC